GGTACTGCACCTGGAGCGGCAGCGCAGTGCGGTTTATTGCTGGCCCGTTCAACAACTGAAACACAGGCCAACGGCAACAACTTCTACAACGTATGGGTTCAGGGTGATTTTAAGAAGGCTTCCCTCATCAGCATTGGTGCTGAGTCTTCTCGTTGGTACGCGCCCTCGTTCAGAAACTTATATCCACTGGCATCCCCCTACAAGCACTGCACGTTTTACACAGCAGACCAAAACGGCATTGGGGCATCATCGCTATACCAGACAATTCTTGCAAATCCGGTTGACAGCCCTAACACTGACAATGCAATGTTCAAGCCGCACTTCTTTGCGGAGAACTTTCCTGGTGGTAGCAACGTAGACAACACAGTATTTGAGGGATCAGGCCAGTGGAGTTTTTATTCTGCGTTGTGTCTGGCGATTAGCAACGTCAACAATTACATGGCAACTTATGTTGCCGATGCAACAAGCAACATTTTCAACGGTAGCATTCACTGGTACGGCCCGTTGTTTGAATCTGCATCGTTTACAGCGCACCGATTGATTGGTTACTCTGACGTTAGCGTGGAAGCAAGTTTCCGTGGAATCCGTCAGTACAACGGCTACATGAACACAACTTCATTTGGCTCATATCCGCTTGTGCAAGGCGTGACAATCAACCGCCCATACAATTTGGTGGGTTGTGATTTTGTTGGCACACGCCACAATTTAGGTCAAAGTGGAATTATTTATGCTGATGTAATTAGTGGCGGCACTTATGATGGCGGCGACATACGCGTATTGGTTACTGATACCGGATATACGAGTGGTGTTGAATTTAGAAGTTTTCAATCCGACAGCCGTTTTGGTGCTCAACAGTTTGGAGTTCCTATTCAAACTGCTGGCACTGTTCCACCTACAACTGGCTACTACCCAAAGAATTCTATTTGCTGGAATGAAAATCCAGCGCAAAGCGGCTACCTTGGATGGGTCTGTATTGCTTCTGGTTCGCCAGGTACATGGCGCTCATTCGGTTTGATCAACAGATCAACTGATTCAACAGGCTCAAACATTGCTGCATCAAAATATGACGCATCAGTTGGAAATTCGTTTTTTGTTGACTTGCCTTTGAACACTGGCGGTGCTGGCTATCAGGGATTTTTGACTGTTGCCTGTACGACCAACGCAAGCGCCAACCAAAGAACGCAATCTACCTATTCGGTGTTTGGTCGTGGCACTGACAGCAGTTTCCAACTAATTGCAACTGATGACGGAACCCTTGGCGGTGCATCATTTACTGTGACTACGCCATCTTCGGACACCATCAGAATCACCAACACCTCTGGTGTAGTTTGCACAGTGGCTGCGCAATTCTTTGGCGGCATTTCAGGTTAATTGAAAGGAAAAATCATGGCACTCTCAAAACATATTCAAACAAAAAACGGCATTGAAATACTAGATGCATACTTTCGAGTTGAGTCCGTTTCCATCCTTGAAAAGACTGTTCTTCAGTTTTTGCTCAGGGCATACAAAGACAAAAGCAAACCATCTGTCGATGAGGATTTGATGACTTGTAAGTATGATATAAATGGCGCAAATCCCATTGAGCAGGCGTATGTTCATGTCAAGTCGCTTGCAGCTTTTGCTGACGCTAAGGACTGCTGATCATGTTGAAAACAGTAGGAAACCCATCTACAAGGTCAGGCGATCAAACCATCCTTAATGGAAACCTCGTCATCGGCACAGCTGGTCAAGGCATTGACTTTTCAGCAGAACCAAATGCTCCTGGAATGACCAGTGAACTGCTTGACGACTATGAAGAAGGAACGTGGAGTCCGTCATTAAATTTTAGTGGTGGAACAACCGGAATTGCAGGGACGCAAACCGGCATTTACATAAAAATTGGGAGTATGGTTTATGTGCAATGCGCTATTTCTTTGTCTAACAAAGGGTCTAGCACAGGAAGCGCTGTAATAACTGGGCTTCCATTTGCGGTTGGGACTTCTTTTGCGGCTACGATGTCTGCGTATGACATAGCAAATTCTGGCTATATATGGGCGCAGGGCGCTTCATCTCAGTTTGTTTTATACACAGTCAGTACCGCTGGAACACGAAGCAACTTAACAAACACCCAGTTTGCAAATACTTCTGACTTTATTGTGACCGGAGCGTACAAAGTTTAATCGTGCTGGCCCGACTGACCAGAAATTGATTTTGATTGGAGATCAAAATGGCGCTTGAGAAAGTTCAAATCGTTGACCGCATTGAAGTGGTCAAAAACGGATGCGTGCAAGTTCGCACCAAGACATCCATCATGGAAGATGGTAAGCAGATCAGCGGTAACTTTCATCGTCATGTAGTCGCACCTGGTGATGACTATTCGGCTGAAGATGCTCGCGTGCAAGCTATTTGCGCTGCTACTCACACCGCTGACGTAATTGCAGCCTATAACGCAGCAGCAGCTGCACAGGGAGTCTGACATGTCTGGTAATAGCCAAATCGCCTTCAACCCCATTGGCAACACCGTAGTCGTTGCTGCCGCAGGCACAGCCCCCACTGGTGTTCAGGCTCCGGTCTTTGAAAAGTTCAATCCTCAAAATGCAGGCCAATACCGCTTTGTGAACGCAGGCTCGAACACCGTGTTTTTGGGCACTGGCCCCACAGCTGCACTGGCCCAAGCCGCTGCCGTAGCTCCAACCGCTGGATCACCTACAGCAGCCATCGTGCTGGTTCCTGGTGCTGTCGAAATCCTGCGCTTTAACATCGACACCTTCTTCAGCGGTCTGGCCTCTGGCGCGACCACGGTCTACGTCACGCCAGGCCAAGGCCTGTAATGTTGGGGACTGACGTTATGGCAGTAGAAGGAAACGAGATCGACCTTGTCAAATATGGCGTGCTCTGGCAAAAAGTTCAGGACATGGACAAGAAAATGGACAAGGTCGAGCGCCAGCTCGAAGAACTGGTGGCGCTGGCCAACAAAGGTCGTGGAGGCCTTTGGTTTGGCATGAGCATTGTCTCCGGTGCTTCTGTCATCGTCGGTTACTTACTGAACTATTGGAAGCATTGAAATGAATGCGCCTGTTTTTGTTTCTACTGCTGTTGCTACTCTCAAAGGCTACGGCCAAAGAGTCCTGCATCGTCTCCGAGTTCTATGGTCAAAGCTGGCTCGGAAACCCGACTGAGCGCCACCAAAGACTTTCTGAGTGGCTGACCACCAACGGCAACCATTGCTCGTCTGAGCAACTGGTGGCAATATGGAACAACTTGGCAATGTGGGCAGGAACCGCAGACAGCGCAGAACTACGGTCAAAGGTGCTGTTTTACTATGCGAGGTCAGTGGAGAGGGAAAGAAAATGATCACCCTAAATAAATGGTATCCCCTTGTTCAACCGACCCACACTGCTAGAGAATTGGCTTTTGACAAGGCAGTGGAGAAAGTTCAAGAAGAATACAGATATGCAATGGAATGTCTGAAACAGGTCAGAAAAACCGAAGACTTGGAACTTGAGTTGTACGACAAGAGAGCGCGGCAAAACACAATCGAGCTTGGGTCGTTTGAGAACCGCAGGCGCTTCCAAATATTTGTGTGAGGAAATATGGTTACAGCAAAAAAGGCTTCGGCCAAAACACCTGCAAAAGCGCCAGCTAAGGTAGCACCTGTTAAGCGCAGAACACCAAGACCAAAGGTGGAAGTGATAACTTCTGCACCAGCGCCAAAGCCAGTCGAGCCTCCAAAGACAGACGCAATTGGTCGAGTCACAGACCTGATCAAATGGGTAGACAGCCCATTCAAACTATTCACAGTCATTCTTTTGAGCTTCTTGGCCTTTGCTGGCTACTTTGCTTGGGACTCGCGCCAGGTAATCCTTCAGGCAATCCAGAATCAAGATCACATGCCACAGCTGGTGAAGCAGGACGACTTGGTTGATCCTGCCAAAAGCCTACTCAAAGATGTGGATGGCCTGATTGTGCTGGTGCATAAAGCCAATCTTGCAACCAACTCGCGCACCACGGTGCTGGCCATGAATGCCGATGGCTCGCGTGAAAAGAAAGTGGAGGGCACAATCACTTCGCTTTTTAACGCCAGTTCAGACCGCAATGCAGCAATGGTGGCCATGCTGAACAACGAGGTGATCTGCGAAGAATTCAACCCATCATCAAAAGTTGGTGAGTGGGGAAGCAAGCAAGGCGTGAAATTCATGTGCCGTGGCTCAATACCACCTGACCCTGGCAAGTTTGCCGGATACATTGCCATTGGCTTTGCAGCCAAGCCAGAGGACATCAGCGCCTTGAAGACCCGCATCAACTTGGCGGCCACAGACATGTCAGACGAATGAGGAACACAAAATGATCGCACTCGACGCACTTCTGAATGTGGGCGGCAAGCTCATCGATAAGCTCATTCCAGACCCCGAGGCCAAGGCCAAAGCGCAACTTGAGCTGACGAAGCTGGCGCAGGACGGTGAACTGGCAAAGATGGCCAACGACACCAAGTTGTTCGAAGTCGAGCAAACAGCAGTCACAGACCGATGGACAGCAGACATGGGGTCAGACTCTTGGCTGTCTAAAAATATTCGCCCTATGGCCTTAATAGCCATCTTCGTGGCCTATTTTGTGTTCACCATGATGTCGGCATTCGGATATAACGCTCAAGAATCCTACGTCCAGCTGCTTGGCCAGTGGGGACAGATCATTTTCTTGGCCTACTTTGGTGGCCGCACCGTTGAAAAACTTGCAGACATGAGGAGCAAGAAGTGAATCTCACACCACATTTCACGCTGGAAGAATTGACAGCCAGCGAGACCGCAGAACGCAACGGCTGGGACAACAGCCCCAATGACACCGAGCTGGCCAACCTGACGCGCTTGGCAGACTTTCTGGAGCAGGTGAAGGTGGTGCTTGGTGGCAAGCCTATCATGATCAGCTCAGGCCTGCGCACAAAGCTGGTCAATGATGCGGTGGGAAGCAAAGACACCAGCCAGCACCGGACTGGTTGCGCTGCCGACTTCAAGGTGCCAGGCATGACACCGGACGAGGTGGTGCGCAAGATCGTGGACAGTAATATTGGCTACGACCAGATCATCCGTGAGTTTGATCGCTGGACCCACATCAGCGTGCCAAACAGCGATGACACAAGCCCCCGAAAGCAGGCTCTGATCATTGACAAGGCTGGCACCAGACCCTACGCATAAGTGGCCACCACGATGGCTACAAAAGCCATCCACAGCAGGCCAAAGACTGCGATGAACAACCAATAAAAAAAGCGCCTAAGAAGGCGCTTTGACAGCAAAGGTTTGGAAGCATGAGCAATGCGCACAGGGCAGTTACGGCCCTGTCTGCAATTGCCGTACTCGTCGCAGCAGTTCATGTGTTCTTCTCCTTGAGTTTGGCTTCGAGTCTGCGACCAAACCAGACGCCTTCTGCTTTATCGTGCTGTGGTGTAAGCAACCATTCCGCTTGTATTTCCTCATCCGTCAGCCCTACCCATGTGCGCTGTGGTGGGGCATCGTGAAAAATAGAACAAACTTTTTCCGTAAATTCTCGGAATGGTTTTAATACTTCAGGTGGAGCAATTTCAATAGGTGGTGGTTCCATTCCAGTCAATGTTTTTATAAATTCAATCGACGCATCAAACACTGCATCTTTTTGAGTTGCTTTTTCTTTGCTCATGCTTCCCCCTTAATGCCGTGTGCGGCTTCGATGGCTCGGACAAATTCAATGCGAGTTCCGCTGTAATCAAGTGCGTTAATCTCCTCATCCGTCAGCGGCTTGCGCTGTGATGGGGTGGTGTACAAGCCAACATCACCATCTTCTGGTTTAAGACCAACATTTACACGCCAATCTTTTGCGCCACCAAGTGCGTTACCCCGCATTACCAGCAGTTCTGTAGGACTAATCCACGCCACAGGCTCCTGCACAGGTGCTGCGGGTACGCCAGCGCCATCACAAACAAAACACTCTTGATCCGTGCCGATGTCAGGATCACGCACCATGCGCCCGCTTCCGTTGCAATGCCCGCACCACACAGGCTCATCCTTCGCTTCTAGTGCGGCTTTAATGGCGGTGATGGCTTTTTCATGGTCGTCAGCTAATACCTTCAAGCCACGAACTTTTCCTTGCCGTGCTGGGTAATTGCCATAAAGTTCTTCTGCGTTGTATGCGTCTTCACGCACAAGGTCAACGCTGTTTTCCAACGCCTCCAATGCAAGGCGTAATGCTTCGTCTTTATTCATAACGGCACTCTTCTTTAATGTTTTTTAATTTTCTGTGAGATTGGTATTGCGAAACAATTTGGCACTCTTTAACCACCTCATCCCAGTCGTTGTATTTTGTGGCTAGAGGGCCAGCAGGCAAGGCTTTTAAACATTGCTGAAAAAGTGTTGCTCTCAAACACTGGTCTATTGATGCTTTTTCGCTCTTATCAATTTCCGTTGCTGAAATAGTCGTCACGCCATTTGCGTCAGTGTGTTTATTGCACCCAGTTAAAAGCAATAGGCTAAAAGCCAATGCAAGGCGTAATGCTTCGTCTTTAGTCATGACGACCACCACGCCACCAAAAGACAAGCCATGCCAGCGCCAATGGCAAAAGCCAGCACATAGCCTGCCACGCGCTCCCAGAGTGGCTCTGTGCGGCCATAGCCCTGCACCCATGTGCAGTCTGCAAAATTACGTGGTGTTTGAAAGTTTGAGTTTTTCACGATCAGCTCCTTGCTGGTTGGTTAATGCGCCCACAGTATAGCACGAAGTCCCACAATCAATGCAACTAGGGATAAACCCTTACATTGAGGTTATCTCCACATCATGCGGCCTGCGCTTGCCATCAAGTAAATCATGCAAGCGTTTTTCAGTCAATCGGTGGCAACGAATCATGGTGCGTGCAGGCAATACTTCCAGAAGGTCGGCATAGTCGCTCAAAAGGGCGCGTACAGCCTGAATTCCTGCCCCATCCATACGAATGGTGCCACCGGCCCTGTTTCGCTTGCCAGCGACCGCCAAAGCGGTAATGGCATCCATCAGAAGGCCACCAGAATCCTCGCAGACCTTCATGTCGAGCACCAGCGTCTCCATGAGGTTGACCGCATCGGAAACCACACGCCAGTCGTCCGTGGTGGGTGTTGGCGCTGTCTCCATTGCATTCAAGCCACCGTACATCATGGTGAGCTGGTGCGTGCGGTGCGAAACAGGCAATGGCTCAGTTGGACTGGCCATCATCTCGTCCATGATGGTGTAGTACTTTCTCCGCTGCTGGCGCTTCTTTTTCACGCAAGCACCCCAGCATCTTTGAAACCAACAAGAATTGGGTGAGGCCGTGGAATCTCCATGCCAATCCGTCTCCACAGGTGCAGGCAGTTTGGATGGTTGTTGACCCACTCGCTCTTTGGTGGATGGTATTGAATGACGCAGTCCTCATCGTCCCAAAACATTTCCTTAACCTGGCACATTTCATCCCAAGTCGGGCAGCGATCGCGTCGAGAGACACTGACATGCTCCCAGCCTCCACCATCACTGGCCAACACAAGCAACTTCTGCTGGTGCTTCAAAGACACGATGAACATGCCATTGTTGCCAAAAGATTCGTCGCTGGCCATCTTGCCTTCACGAACACGGTATTTTTCAGGAATCTTGAACATTAGTAACCTCTCCAAACGCGAACATCCACCAGCCACAGCGAGACGAAAAACTCGCCACCAGAAAAGCCAATCCCAAACACTGGCCACTTGTGCATCAGCGTGTCGATGCTGATGTGAATCTGCTTCTTCATGCCTTGGTCTCCTGTGCTTGCTGGCGCTCCAATTCCATCTTGACGCAATGCAGAATCTGCGCGGCCAATGTGCGCGTGTTGCGCTCGGCCATCTTGCGCAGCTCAATCTCAATATCGGCAGGCAGCCTGATCGTCATGTAGCGATCTTTGATTTTTGCGGTGGCCATCAGTCAGTCCCTCCAGCATTGGCAATGGCAGCTTCCTCGAACATGTCGGCAGTGGCAGGGCCACCGGCCAACTCGATCGGCACGCCATTGGTCAGAAGGTTGACCAAATCCTCTTGGCCAGCTACCTCGATGTCGAATCGGGTCTGGGCAGCATGGCGAATGGCCTGCGCTTGGTTGCCAGCGCGAATCAGGCGGTGCCGGTTTGTTTCAATGTCGGTGACCACATAAATGCGAGTGCTCATAAATTGTCCTTGTGTTGGTTGAAAAAGGCCTGAAGTTTGCCCTTGGCATCATCAGCACCTTTTCCCACTATACAACAGAATCTCACACTTTCAAGATATGCAATCCAGTCTTTCTGCTCGGCACTCAGGCTGCCACCCTTGGTACGCTTCATCTCCACCCAAAGACCCCAAGCAGGAATGAACAGATCAGGCACGCCAGAGGACACACCCTCGGCCTTCAAGCGGCCAGCGGTGGCCGGACTGCGAGCACCACCATTGGGAATGGCAAAGATGCGCACGCCTGGCCAAGTCTGGCGAAACCAGCGCACCAGCTCGCGCTGCTCCTCATGCTCGGTTGGTATACGGTCGGTCAGAATGGGCATTCTGGCTCCCACTTAGGGCAGGCATCCACCTCGGCAGCAAACTCGGCTGGCGGTGTCATGAAGAACTCGGTGCACAGGCCATCGTTGCCATACATCTCACAGGTGTGGCAGCACTTTGGTGGACCGGCCTTGATCCACTCACGGTAGTCAACCAAGAATTGTGGCTCTGGTGGTCGGCTCATTTCAGACCCCTTTGCATCAGCTTCACCCAGCACCGAGCACAATGCCACTTGGTGCGTACCGTAACACCACCAAGCGGATCGGCCTCACGACTGCACACATCACAAACCTTGAGCTTGTGCATTCGATTCATTTGTTCTTCAACTGTCATTCCCAACTCCTTTTTATTACCCTAAAAAACTTTCCGTCCTTGCGATACTCGATCCACTCTGGTGGCGTGGCCTTGTTCATGTTCTGCACCATGTCCTCCAGCGTCTTCACATTCAAACCACCAGGCACAATGCTGGCGCTGTTGGCAATACTCAGTAGCTGGCTCATTGCACGCTGGCCTGCATAGCCTTCATGCATGATCGGCAAATACTCGGTGATCGGTGTGTCGCTGAGGCCTCCGTAATAGGTCACGGCTAGCATCTCAATGCCAGAGGCCTTGCTGATGTGCTTGCGCCATGTCCAACTCGTCACATCCAGCTCTTGGCCATCCAGACCCATGATGTCGTCATTGCGCAACACCATCGATTTTTTTACTGGCTCAGGAAACTGCTCACCGCACGAAGGGCAAAGCATCACCGAGATGTGCACCAACTCACCGCAGTGATCGCACACCTTGACTGGTGCCTCGCCATTACCATCGCCACCCTTCTTGGGTGGCTGCACATTGGTGATCGGACCATGCGACTCGACCACACCAGCAAAGTCCAGCACCAAGCAGTGATCGGTGTGCGACTTCACGCGCATGCCACGGCCTGCCATTTGCACATACAAACTGGCGCTCATGGTCGGGCGCAGCATCACCACCAGATCGATGTCTGGATAGTCAAAGCCAGTTGTCAGCACATTTGCATTTGTGAGCGCACGCACACGGCCAGCCTTGAAGTCGGCCAGCATGCGCTCGCGCTCTTTTTTTGGTGTCTCGCCAGTCACGCACTCAGCGGTCACACCCTGCTGGCGCAGGACTTCGGCCACGTGCTCGGCATGCTTCACGCCAGCACAAAAGAACAGCCATGCCTTGCGCTCACCGGCCAAGCCCATGACCTCATGCACCACGGCCTGATTCTTGTCATCGGTGTCCACAGCGGCCTGCAACTCGGACTCGATGAACTCGCCACCACGCTTCTTCACACCACTCACATCCAGCTTGGCCTTGGTGACCTTGGAGCGCAGCGTGGCCAGATAGCCCTTGAACACCAGCTCCTCGATGCTGACAGGAGTGAGCAGATCATCAAACAACGCAGGCTTGTCGGTGATCAGGCCATGCCCCAAGCGATAAGGTGTGGCAGTCAGGCCGATCACGCGCAAGTGCGGATTGATGGCCTTCAACTCGCCAAGCAACTTGCGATAACCACCCTCGTCTTTGTGGTTGACCAAGTGGCACTCGTCAATGATCACCAGATCGATGTGGCCAAGCTCACGCGCCTTGGTGCGCACCGACTGGATGCCAGCAAAGGTGATCGGCTCGCTCAAGTCTTTTTGGCCAATGCTGGCGCTGTAGATGCCCATTGGTGCACCAGGCCAATGCTGGCGCATCTTCTCGGCATTCTGCTCAATCAGCTCCTTGACATGGGTCAGCATGAGCACACGAGTCTCTGGCCAGTTCTGCAAGGCATCCTTGCACAGCGCAGCCACGATGTGCGACTTGCCTGAGCCGGTCGGAAGCACCAGGCATGGGTTTCCAGCATTGCCAGCCTCAAACCATCGGTACAGCTCGTCGATGGTGCGCTGTTGGTAATCACGGAGCATCAGCCAACCACCCTTCCACCAAAGTCCTTGCGCATCTCAGCAATCAAAGGATCACCACTGGCGCAGGCCTCGGCATTGGCCAACAACTCCTTGCTACCCCAAACGCCTTCCTGCTCAGGGTCTCCATTTGCCAGATTCACGCCATTGATCTCATACACAGCGGTGAACTCGTTTGGACCGTCCATGCGCTGCCAAGGCACCAGATCAGGATGCAGGACATGCGACTCACAACCAGTGCGTTGGGAATCCAAAGGAATCTCAGCATCCCACTTAGCGCAGTGCCAAGTCGAGTCAGGCATCGCTGTGGCCAAAGCACAGGTGCGGCAGTTCACATGCTTGGTGGTCTTGCTCTGGTGGCAGAACTCATGCGCATCGCAGAATTTGCATTGATACCAACTCGCATCTGAGCTGATCGGCTCAGGCATGCGGTCACTCAAAGCAATGCGCTGGCCGCGAGCAATAGCCTTGCCTGCCACATCCTTATCGAACTTCACGCGCTCGGTGTGGATGCGGTCGTCATCCTTGCAGACGGTCAAGTACAGCGCACGATCGATGCCAGTGCCGGCCATGTAGACCTGCATCTGCACAAAGTGCTCAGGCTTGGACTTCTCCACGCCATTCTTCTCCAGATCGTCAAATGCTTTTTTGGATGCGGTCTTGAACTCGGCAATGTGCTTGGACTTAGGCGCTTCTGGCACACCCTTGTCGATGATCGCATCGATGCTGCCAGACACATGGCTGCCAAAATCCACCCGATGCTGGGAAGACACCTTGCGCACATCGATGCCAATGGCACGCAAGTCGCTGATGATGTTGGCCTCCTCTTGGTGGCCACGCCTAAACAGGCGCAGGATTCGACCAGGGAAACTTGGTTGCACAGCCCAGCGGAAAGACAGCCACAGCCACCGATCACACACATGGCCAAGCGTACTGGCTCCAAGGTGTGGGCGTGG